TGATTTCAGCGCTGATCGTTGCGGCTACCCAGTATGTGGAAATGCACTGCCGTGTCAGTCTGCTGAAAACTAGATGGTCGATGCGGTTGGAAACCATCCCGCAAAAGCATATTGAGTTACCCATCAAACCGCTGCTGGGTTTTCTGGGCGATGGCGCGGATGAGCCGACCATTACCTATCGCTCAGCCAGTGGCACGCTTATTCCATGGACCGGAATGTGGCGACCTATCCAGGGCAACCCACCGCGACTGCTGCTAAACCAGTGGGCCTACTGGCCTACCACACCGCTGCAATGGTGGAGCGGTGGCGATTTTGCACTAGAGGTTCAATGGACCGCAGGTTACGGCACCGACAGCACCAGCACGCCAAACGGACTGAAGGCGGCAATCTTGCTGCTGGTAGCTAATTGGTATGTGAACCGCGAGGCGGTGGGCGGTGCTGGTCCGTTGCCCTACGGCGTGGACATGCTGTTGCGACAATTTGAAACCGGAGAATATCGCTAATGGCAGGAGGCATCGAGGCTGGATTGCTGCGGCAGCGTGTCACGCTGATGCGCCCTACCACAGTCACCGATAGTTTCGGCCAATCAACCAGGACATGGACCGATATTGCCACAGTCTGGGCGCAGGTGGTCAACAACGGTGGTGGCACCAGTCTAACCGCTAACCGCACCCAAATCACCTACCAGCACTCGATTCGCCTGCGACCTAGCACCACGCTATCGGGAATCGATGCCACATGGCGGGTGCGCTACAAAGGCCGGTTGATGGAAATTAGCAGCCTGCAAGAGCAGCAAAACTTGAACGCCTTGCTGGAACTGGAATGCGCCGAAGAACGCCCGCAGGGAGGATCGACCTGATGGGCTACGGATTTCGCATGGAACTGGGCGGGATTCCTGAACTGGTGAAAAAGTTCAAGGCATTCCCCAAGCAACAGACCAGCGCATTTAAAAAAGCCGCCAAGGCCTGCGCAAAAATCATGCTGTCTGCGACTCGCGCCAACATCAAACAACGCGTTGGCAAACCCAAGCACGTTGATTATCTGATTACCGATGCCGCTCGTGAGCAGATAAAAAACGGCACCATCAGCATGAAGACCTTAAAATCCAAGGCCGACATGCAAAATGAACAAATTCAACTGCTGAAACAGCGAGAGAAGGAAGGCAAAAGCGGCAAGGTTAAAGTTGAAAAATACAAAACCGAGCAGGTGAAGATTTCCACCCTGGTTGAAAAAACCAAAGGCGTTTTGGAGTACGGCAAAACCGGATCGCTGGCCAAATCCATCGTCAGCAAGGTAGGCAGCCGCAAGCCGAAAAAACAGTTCGTTAAAGGCAAAAACGGCAAAGGTAAATTTAAATCAGTTGCCAGCCGTCAGGTGTATGCCATGGTTGGGCCAAAGCATTTGCCAGGCGTTGCCTACAACCCATGGATAGGGCGCATGGCCAATGTGGATCCTTACAACTACGCCCACCTTGTGGAGCTAGGCCACCGGCTCAAAATACGCGGCAAGGATACTGGCCGGATGGTCAAGCCCTACCCGTTTTTGCGCCCAGCATTCAACAGCGTTAAATCCCGTTTGGAAGCGACCGCCAAATCGATCCTAACGAAGGAATTAGCCAACATCTGGTACGTGTCCATGTCCACCAGTAAACCACGCCCTGCGGCACGGAGGCGCGCGGCATGAGCCAGCTAGGCAAATTGGTACGCGACTATCTGGTGGGCCAATCGGATTTTGCCACCCAGTTTCCCGGTGGCATGTCACCCGAGCAGGCACCACCCGGAGTGGTTGCGCCTTATCTGGTCTACACCAGCAGCAGCACAGAACGAGGCCTCCAGTTGACCGGCGATGTGACGCATCGAGTCGAGACGGTGAGTTGCATGATGGTCGCCAGCACTCGCAGCGCAGCAGAAGACCGGTTGGCGTGGCTAGCTGACAAACTTAAAGCCGCATCATGGACAACCACATGGTCGGCATCACCCAAGGCCTACTGGTGGCGCATCGATGATCAGTCGGATGTCTCCGAGGTGGTCATCGAGGGCGCGGATGATTCAGTCAGAATGGTATCGTTTTCGGTAATAGGTGCGATTTCGATCACGAATTAGGAGTATGAACCATGCCAGATAATGTGGTGTTTGCAGCGGGCACGACCGCGACTTACAAGAACCCGACCTCGACCGGCACTGCCGTTGCGCTGGATGGGCTAATCAGTATCGGCGCTAATCCAAAAACGCGTACCGATACAGATATAACCGAATTGTCAGGACTGATTCTGCGCAAACGACCTGTGCGCACCGACCCGGGCACCGTTAGCCTGACATTCAATATGAAAGATACCGCGCCATCAACCAATCAATTTACTGTGCTGTCTGCACTGGTTGATGCTGGCACGCTGATCGATGTGATAGTCAATCTGCCGGGCACATTCGATAACACGACGCAATTGATACCCGTTTTGACAGGTTACCTGAAGGACATTACAACGCCGGAAATTGCCACCGGTGACGATAAGTTGACCTACAGCGTAACACTACAGCAGACCACATGAGCGTAGTTATTGCGCCGGGAACTACTGTCTCGATCAAACCGTATGCGTCATCAGGTGGCGCATCGGTGATCACCAATCTAATCGGGTTCAGTGGTTCCGGTTTGTCGGTCAAGATGATCGACACGACCGGAATACTGGACACCATCGAGACGCAAAAACCGGTGCGGCCAAATCTAGGCACGGTCACCCTGACCCTAATGCTGGCCGACACAGCGCCAGCAACCAACCAGTTGACCGTATTTCGGAATATGGCGTTCAACAAACTGATGCAAACCCTAATCGTGAATTTGCCAGGCGCATTCGACGACTCAACCGGTTTGATCACAGCAGATGGTTATGTCTCTCGGGTCTCACAGCCGGATATTTCAACATCGACCGGCGTGCTGACCTACACAGTTGAGTTTGCTTTGACACCGTAGTGGGGGTGATATGTCACTGAATAAGGAACAGATTTTGGCCAATGCGTCACGATTCCGGCGAGAGCAGGTCGAGGTTCCCGAATGGGGCGGCAGCGTTTGGGTGCGCGAGATGGCAGCCGAAGAACGCGACCAGTGGGAAGGCTGGATGGTCTCGAAGACCGGCATGGACAAATTCAAAAACCTGCGGGCGCTGATAGTTAGCCTGGCGGTTTGCGATGAGGCAGGCAATCGACTGTTTAGCGATGCTGAGATCAGCCAGGTTGGCAAACTACCGGTTAGCGGCATCGACCGCGTGTTCGAGGCTGCCAGCAAACTAAACAGGCTAACCAAAGGCGATGTAGAGGAACTGGAAAAAAACTGAGAGACAACCCGCACCGACGGTTCATGTTCCGTCTGGCCGGTCACCTTGGAATGACGGTGGCTGAATTAGGTCAGAGGATGGGTGCGGGTGAGTTGGCGGAATGGCAGGCGCTGTTGACTGTGGAACCTTACGGAGCGTGGCAAATGGACCTGCTCGCTGGACTGATCGCCTACAGTTCGGTTGCCACACACAGCAAGGATGCTCGCTGGTCGCAGTTTGTGCCGAACTGGGCTGAGGCATCAAAAGCATCGGCAAACAACGGCGTGCGTGAAGTTTCACCAACGGAACTGGCAGGCATGCTGCAAAGCTGGGGAGCGAAAATAGATGGCTAATATCAGCCAGCTAAATATGGGCATCTCGTTCGACGGCAGTGATGCCGACGCGGGGATGAACCAGACCGGGAAACAAGCCGAGGAGCTTGGCAAGAAAGTTCAAAAAACCGATAGCACCATCGCTCGCCTGGGCAAAACCAGCTACACCGAAATCCTGTCCATGGGCAAGCTCGCCATGGCAGTTTTCGAGGTGGGCAAATCCTATGTCGGCATGGTCACGGCTGGCGAAAACCTTCGCATCAAATTGGCGCACCTGACCGGGTCGTGGGAAAACGGCACATCCACTCTACACCAGTTGCAAGACACCGCCGCCAATACGGGCGTTGGTTTAGAGCAGTTGGCAGGCGGTTTTGAGGAACTGACCCAAGCGGGATTCACCGCAGGCCGGGCCATGGAGCTGGTGAACAGGGCTGGCGGTCTTGATGGCCTGCTCGGTGGTAACGGTCAGGGAGTGGCAGCTATCGTCAGCGCACTGGGCGGGCTGAATGAATCAGCAGAGGCAACCGAGGACACATTTCGCAACCTGAAGAAGAGAGGCATCGATTCGACTGAGGCGCTCGTTAAACAGGCCGAGGCGCTGACTGGCCGAACTGTGACCGCGCTGGAAGCGCAACGCATGCTGCGGGCTGGCGTGTTCACCGGTGGC